AATAACTCCACCAGTGCTACTCATGCAAATGATGTCGATGAAGGTATTGTTATCACGGCATACAAATCATATGCACTACTGAAGTTGAATGTTTCTCACCCTGCATGGGTAAGAATTTATCCTACATCTGCAGCAAGAACAGCAGATGGATCTAGAACTATTTCTGAAGATCCCACCCCTGGTTCTGGAGTAATTGCAGAAGCTATCACAACTGGAAACAACGAAGATGTTCTCTTCACTCCTGCTTTGATCGGATTTAATGATGATGGAACTCCATCAACAAATGTTTATCTATCAGTTATGAATAAGTCTGGAGGACAACAATCTATCACTGTTGAAATGACTGTACTCCAACTAGAGGCATAAAATGGAACTGGGCGGTTCAGCGGTATTAGTAGATGTCATTCTTGTCGAAGGAACTGACAAGCAAGCGTTTGTAGATAGTTTTGATGAGAATAAAGCAGAGTGGTGGAATATGCTTCCATCCATGCCCTCTTTGCTCGTCATGCTTGTCGAAGGAGATTTTATTGAAACTCTAGTAGCAGACCCCAGAGTTGTTTCTGCAGATGAAGTTCCACAGTCATTTCCATGTACTCTCCCAGATAAAGAGAGTATGTCAAAAAGATTTACTTCTTCCACGAGTTCATCTTATAGAGCAGCATCTGGACTAGGAGAAGATAATTCTGGTCTCCAGTTTTACTTGGACACACAACATATTGTTGCGACAGATCCTGGCGGCGCAGTTCAAAAAATTGGTAGAGAAGTTGGTACTACCAATGGCGATGACGCATATTTTGTTGATGGCACTTATACTTCCAGATGGACTGGAAAGAATGTTGATATCGTCACTCTAGAATCTGGTAGTAGTGGAGATTGGTCTACTCATCAGGGTTTGCATGATCAGCACCCAGACTTTCAAAAGTTATCAAGTGAAGATGATTCTCATTCAAGGGTAGATCCTTATTGGTATCAGTGTACAGCACACCCCAACATGAAAAACACCATCAGCATTAATCCTGCTGATGGCACTAGAGAAGAATATAGCATTGCTGTAAGTTTTGGTGGTTCTGGTATCTACACTTTAACTGGAACGGATAGAAATGGATCTGTTAGTGGAAGCAATCCTCCACTAGTATTTCAAGAAGGAGATACTGTTACATTCACCATAACTGCTTCTACTCACCCATTTGAGATTAGAGTTGGTGATGGTGGAAGTGCAGTAAATGATGGCAGTGTAGATAATAATGGTAGTGATTCTGGAGATGTTGTCTGGAATTTAAGAACAGCATCTAGATTTACTCCAATGGATTGGCCAGATCTAGAAGCAGCTGCTAACAATCAGGTAACATCCCAAGATGGTGGCAACAGTGGACTAACCAATCATGGCATTGGTGTATTGAGTGTTTCTGGTGGTACTATTTGTGGATTTGCAAAGAAAGCAAATCTCTATGCAATGTACCTAGTTACTGGCGACAGTCCAACAGAGTGTATTCAGGCATTGATTGATTGGCACAACGCCAAACCATCTAATCCAGAAACTGGAGAGAAAAACCCCACTATCATGATTGCAGAATATCAGTATCTGCAAGACAGGAAACGTGCAATTCCAGTAGATTATGTTGATAAGATTGTCACTCCAAATGGAACTGTCAATAGACCTGGTGGTGGTTCTTGGGGATCTGATTTGTCGGAATTTGTGAAGGCAAATATTATTCCATTCAAAGTCTACGATGCAACTAACGGCACCAGATGGTGTGTCGTGATGCCTAACCAGAGTTCATATAGTTCTCTGCACACTGCATTAGAAACCGCTTGGAATAGTGGTATCATATGTGTCAATGCTGCTGGTAATAATGGAGGAACATACGCGAAGAGAGATGATGCTCAAGATGTGTATGTCACTGTAGATGCAGCAACGCCATATGATATTACATTCATCAGTTATGGGAATGACAATAGTGCTTCTACATCTAGCACAACTACTTGGTATCCTCACATACCATATGGTCCCCATGGAACTAATAACAATATTGATGTAGCAGCAGGATACAACTCGGAAGCAATGCCTGGTTGGGATGGATATTCAAACCGTGGACCTGGTATTACTGTTACAGGACTTGGAGCAAATACTTATAGTTCATATCAAAGTTCAACGTATGGATCTTATAAGTGGGGTATGTTCTCTGGGACAAGTTGTGCAACACCAACTGTTGTAGGAAAAATTGCCTGCCTGATGGAGAAATATAAGCATTACAACGGATCTTGGCCAAACCCAAGTGTAACCAAGCAATTATTGGTTAGGTCAGCAAAGAATGTAGTTCGTAGTATTCCTTCAGGTGGAACTAGTTTCTCTTGGACTAATGTTCCTAGTGCTGGTGGTGCATCTTTATCCAACGCAATCTCTTTTGGTAACTGCTACATTGGTGGTGGCGGTGGAAACGGTGGTTACACATATACAGAGGCAGCAGGAACACCTGGACTCCGAGCATTCTTTGATGAACCAGATTTCTCTGGTCATAAATTAAAACTTAAAGGTAGAAGACCAGTTGAGGGAGCAACATATCCTAGAACACCAAATTCAATCGGAAGAAGCACCACAACCTACCCAGAATTGAACGTCTAAATATAGATACTTGTTATATTCCATATGGACAACGCAAAGTTGCGAGCTGAATTTGAAAAGCAGTTTGCAGACTATGATCTGAAGATCAGAAGAGGTGAAGAAGAACTCGTCAAGTTGCGTGAATATCGCACTAAACTAGAAGGCGGTTTGGAAGCACTTAACCTACTAGAAAAGGATACCGATGGCAGCGATACCAGTCAACATACTGATTGATAAAGGAGCAGACTTTGCCGTCACCTTTTTCATCACAAATAAAGATGGCACTCCACTAAACATGTCGGGGTACACTGGTGCTGCATCGATGAAGAAGAGTTATTCTGCAACCACTTCAGTCCCATTCACTCTAGATTTTGTAAACAGAACCACAGGGGAAATTGCTCTGGTACTAACAGACACCGAAACCCTGGCGTTAGATCGTAGGAGATATGTCTACGATATTGTTCTTACAGATCCTAACGGTTACAAGACTAGAGTCATTATGGGGAACGCAGAAGTAAGTCCTGGAGTTTCCTGATGGCACAGTATAACGTCAGGGTTGGTAATAATGCATATCGTGTTGGTAAGCAATTGCCAGCACAACATAAACTTGACGTAAACTACCAGATCCCATCGAAGTCAGTACAGAATTCAAATCTTCTGATTGAATCACTGGCATCACAATTTGATGGAAAACAAGACACATTCAATCTGATTGTTAATGGAGAGTCATACACTCCACTCAACGAAGAACAAATAATGATTTCTGTTGGCGATGTTGTTTTATCGCCAGGAGTTGATTATATTGTATCTAATGACCAGATTGTTTTTAGTACACCACCAACCGCTGGTGTAGAATTCTTTGGAATAGCATATGCTACTACAGCAGATCTAACCAGAACCCTTAACTATGTCATAGACAGTGGTTCTTTCCCTATGGGGAATGGTCCGAAAGGAACTATGACTGTTGATGTCACTGGAGTTATCGAGTCTTGGACTATCCTTGCCGATAGCGAGGGCAATATTGAAGTTGATATTGAGAAGTGCAGTTTTGCTGATTTCCCTAACTTCCAGTCTATTTGTGGCACTGAACGTCCTACCTTGGGATCCATAAATAGATTTACTGCTAGAAAAAACAAAGACGACAGTCTGTCTACCTGGAACACTACGGTGAACGCAGGAGACATTTTTCAGTTTAAGGTGAATTACTCGATCGACATTTCGCGATGCATGGTCTCATTAAAACTGAAACTATAAATAGTAACGATATAAATAAATTTACACCGAGAGATAAACACGGAGAGTTTACATGGCACTGCTAGTAACCGACAACGGTGAAATTGATTCTCTACGTAATCTGCTGAATTACAATCAGGAGATTCCTAGAAATTTAATTCTAAAGTTGTTCACGACAAATACGTATCCTGCTGAAAGTGATACGCCTTCCCAAACCAGATACTATGAGCCCTACACCAACAACAATACGTTGGGTTATGGTTCTGCACCTGTAACTGGATACCACCAAGTTGAAAATAACAGAACTAATCAGAACTATGCTAACCAGTATGGAATTCTGCTAAACGGCAACCGCTGGACAATCGAAACCCTACAAACTGCTGCAGTTGCTGCAGTCCAAGGTAGCGGTACTCAAGACGAGTATACCATCACTGTTGCTGCTAACACTGGTATTAAAAAGGGCGACTATGTAACTGGCGGCGACGTTGGTACTGGTGCATATGTCGTTGACATCGACGGTCTAACTCTCCTCTTAAGCGTCAAGAACACTGGTACATTCTCCAACCAAAACCTAGATTTTGGTGCTGGCAGAACGACCGCTTCTTATCCAGAGCAAACCTTCACCTTCACTGGTGCTGCTGGTGACGTTTATGGTTACATGCTTGTTCGTGCCAACAACATGCCTACCACCATTCATGGTGTACTAGATGCAGGTGCTGCATCCGCTGGAACAACTATCAGTAAGACTGGTGTTCGTGGTACTATCGGCAATGACTACATCGTTCTTGCTGCTGTTGCTAACACCACCACCATCTCTGGTACTTCTGGTGAGTTCTCCGTAACCGTTGGCGCTACTTCGGGTCTTGCAGTTGGTCAGAGACTAACTGGTACTGGCGTTGCTGCTGGTGCAAGAATCGCTGGTATCGCAGGAACCACTGTTTATCTAGACAAGGCACTCACTGGTGCTGCTACTGGTAACGGTGTATTCCAAGCAGAAGTCGGTGAAGATCTAACAGTCGGCATGGCAGTCTCACAGACTGGTACTGCTGGTGTTGTCGGTGGTGCTCCTAACGGCATCGACGCTGCAACTATCATCACTGGTATCGATCACGAGACCTATGACGACGCTGGTTCGGTACTGCAGGGACAAGTTACTGTCTACCTGAACAACGTACTGATCGACAACATTCAGCCTTCTAACAACAATGACGAGGTTGAGTTTGACTTCAGTAAGGTAACCGCAACTGGTCACGGTCTTGTTAAGGGCGATGCAATCTACATCGACCAGGGCACTGGTAACACCACCACAACTCCTGGCACCTACACCGTATTCGATGTACTCGATGCTAACACCTTCACTACAACCAAGGCACTAGATGGCACTGGTGATCTAACTCTTTACAGCGCAATCTTCTTCGCTGAAAGATTCACCAATGGTCCATACGCGATTCAAAACGCTGGTGACCAAATCAAAGTCACCTTGAACGTCAGCCTCGACTGATATTCTGAAATTGAGTTTTACATCATGGGGGGATTGCTTATCTGGCGATCCCCCTATTTTTTTAACTTGGCTGTAGTATATGGTATTCTCCTACGCTGGTACTGGAAGAATGCCCCAGTTTGTTGCTGTGAAGGCACTGGGGTTAATTTCGTACAGCTATACATCAGCTATCGAGGAGCAGTTTTTATATCTAGATTTTGGTGCTTTAGGTCGTGCATACTGGGTAATTGCAGACCACGCAACCAAAGTAATACAAGATTACAAAGATGATCAAATAGTTGATTTGGTGGAGTCAGGCGGTCCCCTGAACCAACTCGACTATGGATCTATTACAGAAGTAGAAGCATACGCCACGGATGACTGGGGCGAAATTACAGTCACGTCAAATATTCAGGCAATGGGTCGCACCCATTTCCATTCACTTACCACCTGGTCTGTTATCAAGACTTGGGTTGGTTCTGGTACAGTATTCGAGTTCGGCGGATCCAGATACAGACTGGATGCTCCATACATCGTTTCTGGAACACTGTGGGTTGCTGGCAATGCCAACACTCATTATGTACCTGCGATTGCTACGGAGGGACTACTACCCCTTCGTAGTGACACTAAAATTGCGTATGCTCCTAACTGGAATGTATTCGGCACCTTATTCAGCGGTAGCTTTGCTGGTGAGGCTGTTGTTAAGACATCCCCAGAAGATCGCAAGACACTATTCAACGTCCATGGTGATGCTGATATCAGCTTCAGACCCAACTGGGTTGGTTCTGGTGTCCTGTTCAACTTCAGCACCACTACCTTCAAACAGACATACGATTATGTCGGTGAAGGAACTCTATTCGGCATCTCTTCTACAGAAGAAAAAGTTGTCTGGGATTACAACAATTCCAGCATCGATTACTTTACCTATGAGAACTTTGGATCGGTTGCTGAATCACCGATCAATTCTATTACGATTCAGTCGATTGCTAACGAGACAATCCAGAGTCGTGCAAACGAAAGAATTATTGATCTAGTTGTATCTGGATCTACTTCTGGTGCATTCCTAGACTTCGGTACTATTCTCACTGATGGTGAGCAGACTCCATCTACAGTCGGACTTGACTGGGGTGAGATTCTTACTAATCAGACAGACTATCCATTCGGTCTGTTCCCAATCAGTGGTACTGCCAAGCAAGTATTTACTCCCAACTTTATTGGTTCTGGTGGACTGTTCGCATTCGTCAATGGTCGCGGCAGAACGAAACCAAGATGGATTGCCTTTGTCAACATTGGAATCTTTGGTGCATCGAAGACAAACTTCAGTCTGCTGCACAAAGGTTCTGGTTCGCTCTTCAGCGTTAATAACGCCGAAGATAAGAGAACATATGCATACAACGGTTCTGGTGCCCTCTACGCCTTCTCTGGTGCCTCTGAAGCGGTTGGTGCCAACCCACCAGAAAGCACTGCTATCCTGCCACTACAGGGCGAAGCAAGAGTTGCTTTCTCCCCCAATTGGATTTCACAAGGTACAGTCAAGACAGAAGGCACGGCGGTCGAGAGACAGACAGATCATTACAAAGGATCTGGAACTCTATTCAACTTCGAGACTGCTGTCGAGAAAATCACATATCATTACAGCAGCACATCTAATGATATCTTCCAGTATCGCAACTACGGATCTGTTGCCGATACTCCAATTGAATCTATTACGATTCAATCTATTGCTAATGAGACCATTGAAAGTCGTAAGGACGACAGAATTATTGACCTGGTAGTAGGTGGCACTACTTCTGGATCTTATCTGGATTATGGTCAAATTCTTATCAATGGTCAGGACGCTCCAGAGACTGTTCGCGAAGACTATGGTTCCATCATGGAATCCATCTCTCGTTATGCAATGGGAGATCTGCTGGTTCAGGGTACTGCATCAGTCAGGAGAGAGTTCTCTTACGTTGGTAAGGGTGACCTGTTTGCTTTTGTCGAGGGTCGTGGCAGAACGAAACCCAGATGGATTGCCAATGTCAACATCGAGGTCAAAGGCGAGGCTCAAGATGCGGTCGTCAAACGCTTCATTGGAGATGGCAATCTATTCAACTTCGAGAAAGCAGAAGAAAGAAGAACCTTTGGTTACGAAGGTCAAGGAACCTTCTCCACATCTGGCGAAGCTTCTATCGCATACGAGAAAGCACCATATCGTGGATATGTCCTCTTCGATGTTACTGGCGACACAAAAGTTGCATTCGTACCAAACTTCAATGGTTCTGGTGTTGCCACTATCGATGTCGAGCACGTCGAAAGAACTACATTCAGCGAGGTTGGATCTGGTGTCCTCTTCGACATGGGCAACCTTGTCGAGAAAAGAACGTATCACTACAGTCATACTTCCGACACTATATTCACTCCTCTGGATTATGGTTCGGTTGCTGCCAACCCAATCGACTCCATCACGATCCAGTCTATCGCTAATGATACGATTGAGAGTCGTAAGGACCAGAGAATTATTGATCTTGTAACTGGTGGTTCTACCTCTGGTTCTTACTTCGATTATGGATCTGTCAATGACTTCTTCCCATCCATCACGGATGACTATGAAGGCATCACCGAGACAGTCACCCGATATGCAATGGGTGGTCCACAGGTTAGTGGTGCTGCTGATGTCAACTTCAGACCTGTCCATGTTGGTTCTGGATCCATCACCATCGATATCAACACTATTGTCAGAGTGTTGCCAAGATGGATTGCCTTTGTACCCATCGAGTTTACGGGTGTTGCAACAGACACCTTCACCAAAGCATACAAAGGTTCTGGTATTCTTCCTCTACCTGTCAGCACGACAGATGCAAGAAGCTTTGCATACGAAGGCAAAGGAGAACTATTTGCCATCAACGGTGGAGAAGAAGCAGTTGCATTCGACTATCCACGTCAAGATCCTGTATTTACAATTACAGGCGAAGCGAAAGTTGCATACGTTCCCAACTGGAATGGATCTGGTACAGCAACCCTTTCTGGTACACTTGTCGAGAGAACTGCATTCAATCCTCCTGCGCGTGGAGATCTCTTCAGCTTCAACAATCTCGATGAG